AATGTCGACGAGATTGCCGTCCACGAGTGGCCTGCCAGGCACTGACTGAATCTGCCTGCCCTGGTCGTTCCAGTGACTGTGATCGGTATCCGTCTCCGGCCTAGAGTCGTCGTCGCCGTCACCGTCGGGATCCCACGGACCCGCCTGAACCGGCTGCCGCGAACCCGGAGGTAGCGTCTGACGACCCGAGGCGTGGTAGACTGACATGTCCCACTTGTCGTCTGGCTGCTTGATGCGGCGACCCGCGCCCGAGTCTATGAGCCGATCGGCCAGACCTTCGTTGATGCACTCGTCCGCGTCGTACCAGGTCTCAGCCTTCATGACTTCGCGGAAGTAGTTGATCGGCTTGCCCGTGTGATCGCTGTAGATGCTGGCGATGTTATTGCTGGCCTTGTCCAGCTGTTCGGCGAGATCACGCATGTCCTGAGCGTTACCCACCGCCATCGCAAATCCCTCGTGGATCATCATCTGCGCGTTGCGCGCGATCAGCACCGGATTCCCGGCCATGGCGATGACACTAGCGATGCTGGCTGCAATGCCGTCAATGTGAACCGTGACGTTCTTTCGGGCCAGCAGCGAATTGTAGATCGCAATGCCGTCCCAGACCTCGCCGCCCGGTGAGTTGATGTGGACCTCGAGATCTCCGGTCACATCGGCCAGATCCCTCATCAGGTCAGCAGCGCTGACGCCGAAGAAGCCGATCTCGTCGTAGATGTGCAGCTGAGTCGGACCACCTGCCTGATTCCTGATCCTGTACCAGTTGTTCACGGACGGCTGGTGCAGGGCATACTCCCTCCTGGTCGTCCTCCAGGGCGTCTGCCGGCTCATACTGACTCTCTTTCTCTATGGCCGTTACCATTTTTCTTGATCTCGTCGAACGCTTCCTTCATTACCTCGGCCAGATCGAAACTGATATCGAAACTGTTATGGCCTGTCGGTGTCGGAGTGATATCGGGTTGTGCTTGACTCGGCTTCGGGAGAGCCGGACGTGCAGTAGGCGGCGGATTGCCTGTCTTCTGCGGAACTACCGGAGGCGTAAACCTCATGTACGGTAGGCCCACAACTTCACAGGCATCAGCAGCGTCGAACCCTGCCTCGATCAGCAGAGAAACAGCCGCGCTCTTGACCGTCAGTTCTTCATTGGCCTCGTTAGCGCTCGGCGGCATCGGGTTATCGAACTCGAACTCTACTCCCTCACCCGTGCCCGCAAACATTTCCAGATACGGAACGTTCAAGACGTTCCTTTGCCTGCGAAGTCTCGGAATCTCGTGCCAGGCCACATGCACTTCTTCAGCCGTCTGCGCATTAGCCCGATTCACATCGTCAGAGTTCCCGAGCATCGCCTGATGGATCCGGTATCCCTGCCGAATCATGTCGCTCGTGACCTTGCGCAACTCGCCGAATTGCATGTCGCGCATTGAGTAAGTATTCGGCTGCCAAGTCGCTCCTTGTTCAAGGACGCCTACGCGATGACCTCTCGCAACCCCCTGATGCTGCTCGCGCCACCTGTCCGTGAACTCCGTAAACTCATCGTCAGTGAGACGTTTTGAGAATGTAACCAGGCCGCCGGGCTGAGCAGAATTCAGGAAGAAGTTCCTGCTCCACTCAGCACTGTACCGGGCTGCATCGATGTCGATCAGGATCGCCTGGACAGCGGACAGACCCCTATAGGGATCTGTTGGGTGCGGATACTTTAGCTGTATGACTTCTGACGTTTGCAGCGGCACCGCCTCTCCATTCGGCCCCGTGTAAACCCAGCCCTTCAGGAAATTCTGTCGGTCCGGCACCGGTTCCATGCGATCCGGGCGCACTGGCCACATCTCCACCGGCACGCTCGTGCCGTTGGGACCGCGGTTCATGACCCAGTACCATTCGCCAGCTAGCTCCATGTGCTGCCAGCCAATCTCGCGAAAGTCTGCTCCCGTCATGAACGGATTGGGACGATTCCAGAGCCTCAGCGCCTGATGCTGCACGACCTCAGTTCGCTGATCAGACCCTACGTCTCCCTTACTGTATCGAACCCTGCCGTCTGTGCTCTTGCGATATAGCCGCCAGCCGCCCTGACTCTGGGAACCTGTGGACAGCAATTGGACAATCGCGTACAGTGTACCCTGCATCCCCATGGCCTGCATCATGGTGAATCGGTCTGATGGGCCGCTTCCGTAAAGATTATCTCCGTGCAAGTTCCAGGAGCTGTTGAAAGGAATAGGCCTAGCCGCGTTGTAGAACTTCTTTATCAGGCTCTTGGTCATTGCGTCACTTGCTCCAGTGCCCGCGTTGCGTTCTCGAGCATGGCCATGATCTTCTCGTGAAGCTCCTGCTCGGCCGCCCAGTCCTCGGCACAGAACCAGTGGTCGAAGCCCAGTTCATCGGTGACCTTGACGGCGACATCCTCGCTCAGGCAGTCGTAGCAGCACGGCTTCCTCCCGCCCATTACTCGCTCACCTTGAATTCAAAAACTAGGAGCAAGATACCGGTCGTTATGAGGCCGGTGAAGACCGAATGGACAAAGGATGCAGCCGAGATACAGCCAAATCCGGCTATGGTATACAGGTGATCCGCGATATGGCGCGTGATCGGCCGGGATTTAGCTCTCGCGGTTCCGAGAACGCTTCTAGAGTACTCTCGCAGGCCCTTTCGGTTCCTGAGCGCCTGAGGGAAGTTAAGCGTCGTCATTAGACAGCTCCCGCCAGACACCAGGCCGCGAAACCGCCGAATCCCCATGCCCACGCCGGAGCACCGAAGATGCTGGAGCCTGTGAACGTGATAGCCGCCAGGAAGAACAGAACTCCGCCAATCACGAGCAGGAGCCTGTTGATCTGGGGATACCTGTACTGTGCTGGGGTCGTCATGGCTCGTTCCTCGCGATCGAAGCGTTAGCCCACATGACAGCCTCTTCGAGATTCGTGATAGCTAGAGACTTTTCTCTGCTGTCTGGAGTCAGCTCATTGACAACGGTCGCGAATCTCAGGGCAGCCTCCCTGATTTGCTCGTACCTGTTCCCCTGATCCTTCTTCGGAGGATGATACATGAACCTGTTCTCAAGATCTCTGAATTCCATGCCGTCTCCTAAACCGGGAAGCTTCTGTACATCGGGCGGATGCCTAGCTCTCGCTGGGCAACGATATACCGCATCGCGTCTGCTCCGTGGTCATCTTCCTTGACAGGCTCTTCCTTGGTCTTCTTGTCGGCCCAGACGTAACCGGGAAGCTCGTCTATGGTACACGTAGGTCTCCCGGCCTCTTCCAGTTCCGAATCCATTTCAACGAGGGAATCTCGTAGAAAGTATATGCGAGGCCTTGAATCCGGCTGAACGATGAATCGGCGCTGCGTGATATCGAGCCCTTCCAGGACCGACTTGTGCGCCGCCTCAGTCCCCATGCCAAGCTCTTGCTCCAGCGTGGCCCGGCCCTCTGCGTCGTGGTCGCACACGATCGCTCGTGGCCTTGGCTCTTTCCAGGACCCTCGCTCGTTGAGCACGAGCTTCTTGATAGTCTTGGCGTGCTGGTCTACAGTTCTTCGCGTGTGATAGATTTCTCTGTAGAGATACAGGCGGCCGTCCGGATCCTCGGCCCAGAACTGACACACGAACGGATGCGTGTACCCGAAGTCTACTGACCAATAGCGATGCCAGGACATCGGGATTCCGCTGGGGTCTCTGTTGTCGCCCTCGTCTGTGATCGGCAGATCCTGTGTTGTGATCAGGTGGGTGGACGCGAGGTAGTCCTCGTAAATGACTCCCTCAGCAGCGACCCAGAGACCTCGCCGCAAGCGCTTGTACCGTACGCCTGTCAGCCGATCTAGCTTGTCCACGTAGGACGCACCCCTCGGGGTGATCTTTCCGCTTGTCGTGAACAGAACCGGATTGTCCTCGTGTACGGACTCGAGCAGGGTCGTGGCTCCCCTGTCCGCCCTCTTCTTGAGCCAGTGATCCGGATTCTGAGGGTTGCAGTCCGCGATCAACTGCTGGAAACTAATCTTCCAGTTCCTCAGCCGTGTCGTCAGGGACTCCCAGTCGTTCTCCGTCAGCTCCGTAGCTTCCTGAATATAAATTACGTCGTACTCAGCAGACATGATCTTGCTAACTTTATCGAGACCGCCGATCGCGACTACGGATCCGTTCTTGTACTGATAACTCGCTGGCTCCCTCGCGCTGCCGCCGAAGTACTTCACGTCGCCGACCTCAATGGCCTCCTTGGCCACGAAGTTCTCCCACGTCTTCAGGGCCGTTGAGCTCAAGGAGGTCGCGCTCTTCCGTGCGATAAGACCTCGTGCCCCCGGCGTCAGCAGCATCATGACATGCAGCTTCTCCATGCAAGCTCTCGACTTGCCGGTCCCTGCAGGACCGCTGACGAGAACCTCTGGGTCTCTGGTTGCGAACAGGACCTTGCAAGCTCCCCTCGGAGAATAGCGGTGCTCCTTCTGGCCGGGAGTTCGTTTGGGCCGCCTGGTTTGGGTGGTCATGACGACCGCTTGGCGTATAGATCGGCTGCTGGTCCGCTCTCAAGATTGCTGATAAAGCCGGGCTCAATGAAAGAGGACGCGAGCCAGGGAGCGTCGTCCTTCAGTCGCTGAAGAATCCTTTGTCTTTGGTCTATGAGCAGACCCTCCGCATGCATGGCCTTGTCCAGAGTCTGGGCGAGAGGACCTTGAAGAGCCTGACGCTCTGGCCGTGCTTGCCGAAGCTGAGCAGGGGACGCCCAATCCGCGCAGAGAGGACATTTCAACTCGAGCCTAAATCTCTCTGCATTTGTGCTACTGACCCGATCACGCCACCGCTTCAGGTCGTTATTACAGATGAGGATGCTTCTGCCCTCGGTCTTGCAATAGAAACGCTGGCTCGGGATGGTCGTGCAAATGTCGGACGCTACCTGACACTTCTCCTGATCAGGGGACGCGTAGTAGTCGCCGCCCGGGGTCATGGTGTTGGTCCCTTCGTTTGTGTTTGTGTCTTGTTCGGAACTCGCCAGACACCGAAAGCAGTCGCTACGGCTAGGACGGCGATCGTGTACTTGTTGTCGGGTGCGAAAGTTGCTGCGAATGTTAGCGCGAGTCCGGCTGCTGCGATCGCGGACTTCCTGTACTTCTGGAGTTTAGTTTGAAGGGGCGTCTTCGTCGTCGTCATTGCAGGGAGTCCGAATCTTCCGTGTCAATAACGTAGTGAACCGTGCTTCCCGATCTCGCAGGTTGGCTTTGCCTTTGCGGGTATGCGCCGATCTCATCAGCTACGCTTCTCAGGATCTCCAGGTACGTTCTGATCATGTCCCTATGGGACCTGCTCCAGTAGATTCCTTCTTGGCGATAATAGTCGAGAGTGTCCCTTATCTCCTCGGCCTCGTGCTCGAGCTCCGCCAGACGGTTTTCTTTCCTCGTGATCCACATGCCTTGCGTGTCCGCGGGAATGTTAGACGCGAGGGCCTGGGCCAGCTCGGAGATCTCCTCCTGATGCTCCCTCTGAAAGGCGATAAGCTGGCGGAGAGGAATTCCCCGTGACCTGGCCAGCTCCCTGGGAGTAGCTGGACTCGTGGCCAGATCCCGGAGGAGCCTCAGACGCTGATAACCCCGGGGAAGGGGCAGGGTGGGCTGCGAGTCCTGGGAGGAACTGCGAGAGCTCTCGCCGGGGGATGGGCTAGCGCGGCCGTGGCCTGCGCTTCTGCCGTTCTGGGCCATCTGGCCTCCCGGCTGCAATAGGACGGGGGAAGCCTACCACGCGGAAGGGTTTCACGCAAACGGCCCCTATACAGCGTATAGGGGCCGTGTATCCGTGGTCGGGTTGTGTCTTGGTCGTCTTCGTCTTTGTCGTCTTACTTCTTGTTTGTCT